CTAAACCCTCGACAATACCAGCCATTTTTTGATACTCAGAGAAATCTTTACAAGCTCCTGTACTCATATGGTCAGCATGTTCATTCATCATACCACGCAACTTCAATTTCATATGTTCTGAAAGTGATAGCTGTGTGATATCATTATTCATTCTTATTGATATCTTTCGCCAAATCTAAACCAATGTCAAGACCTAATTTATAATCTTCTCTTTCTTGTTTTTTATTTTCTTGTTCATTCTCTTGCAAATCGCTAGCAATCTGCTGTCCTATTTTCATACCAGCTAGTTCATTTTGAGATTTAAGTCTTTCTCTTTCTATTTCATCTCTACTGGCTGCTTTAGATGAATCTAATTGCAATCTAGCTTGATCTTCTGCTGTTTTACGTTGTAGCTCACCTTCTTTAATAGCCATTTCTCTTTCTTTAGCCATTATTAATGGGTCTTTCTGTTGTTCTGCTATTCTTTCTTGTGCTGCTTTATTTTGTGCAGTTCCAAGAACTCTTTCTGCTGCTTCTGCTACTAGACTAGATATACGTTTTTCTACATCTGCTGGTAGTGGTTCACCTTCAGGTTGCAATTCAACACCCATTTCACGTTCAACTTCTTTCTTATATTTCATTGTTAAGTGTTCATTAACATAAGCTGAACCAGCAGCAAGTATAGAAGGAGCATTAGGACTTTGTTCTATAAGAGCTTGCATCTCAGGATTCTGTTGAGCAGAAGCCACTACTGCTATATGTGCTTCGTGGTCTTGTTCTATAAAGGCTTGTACAGGTATACCATTAATTATATTTTGTACTGCCGTTACAGGGTCAACTGGCTGTACATTATCCGTATCAGGAATAATATCTTGTACATCTTCTATGCCTAATACATTGAGCATTTGTCTGTGTAATTCTGGTAAGTTATACATATCAGGAGATGTTTGTGCCAACTGCATTGCAGCTTGGTATTGCATAATTCTTTGAGCCATTGTTGCTGCATTAGGATCAGAAACAGGCAATACATCTATTCTGTTATCAAAATCTTCTGTTTTAATAGATTCCTCTTCATCTGTTTCATATGGGTATTCAGGTTCGGTAAAATCTTTAACTATACCAACCAAAATATCAAATTCTTTTCTCATGGATGCGTGAAGCCTTGCTTGTACTGCACTCATTACTTTTTGGTTTCTTTCTAATAAAGCTAATGTAGTTCCTACTGGTGCTTGGCTATTCATGTCAGATACCTTCATATCGGATATGCTAGCAAAACGCCTACCTTCTTCTACTATATTTTGTAGTAATTGATATAAAGTTCCTGATGGTTCTTTGTATGGCAAGAAAGTAATGTTGTCTCGAATAGCTCCACCTGGAACATCAACATCTCTAAATTCTCCAGGCATGATTGGGGTATCATCACCTTTTATACGCAAGCCTCTTGCTTTTAAACCACCAGGAAGGTTAGATAAAGTACCAGCATCTACTAATTGTCTTAGTATAGATGTTGCTGATTTAGCTAATCCACCAACCATGTGTATCAAGCCAAACCCATAAAATCCTAATCCTGGAAGGTATTGATAATGCACAAAGTGCATTCTTCTAATTTTTTTAGGATCATCTTCGTAATAGTTTCTACGAATACTCAATACAATTCCACTTGGAAAATCTATGGTCACAACATAAGGTATAGCTATACCTGTTTCTTCTCCTGATTCATTTGTATCTTCAAACCCTTCTAGGTCTAAATCTACTTGCATTTCTAATATAGTATGACTTTTATCGTAGTTATAAGTATCAGATTCACCAGTTAATTCATTGTATTTTTTATTAATATCAGAAGTATTTTGTGAACCATCAGGTATTTTTATGTCTTTATAAAATCCATTAACCTGCATTTTTTTCACAGCATTAGAAGACTTACGCATTACATGGGTAGCACGTTCACAAGTTTCTAAATCACTAGCACCATAATTAACTACAACGTCTTCTGCTGGTACAAAGATAGAACTTGGTCTGTCTAAACTAGGATCAAAGTAAACTTTACGGAAAGCAGAACCTGCCAAAGGTAAAGAAAATAACATCTTTTCTGTTTCTGTTCTGTACTCTGACATCTCATATGTCAGTAAATAGTTTAAGTAATCTTCTACTCTTTGAGATTGTTTTTCTTTTTCTTCTGTTACTTTACCAACTATCTTAGTTCTTACAGGTCCTTGAGCAGGAAACATCTCTGTTATGGATTGGGATTGGAAACGTATAACAGCCTCGCTTAACATAGGATGGAATACGCCACATGCACCTGCCCAAGGCTGCGTTCTTTCTTCTATCTTTAAACCTAATTGATCTAAACCTTTAGTGTAAGTTTCTTCCCAATCGGATCGTGAATCTTTATCGCCATTGAAAGAACTTATTAAATCTGACCCAAGTTCTTTCAGAACTTGATCGTCTATAAACTCTGCAAGGTTAGAATCAAATTCTTCATTGCCTGTTTCTCTAGCGTTAGGATCAAAGTCTATAATCATGCCACCATCATCAGTATCTATAGAAACTGATTCAGGGTTTTCTATTTCAATTACAACTTCTTCATCGGACTCTTGTTCTATTGTTCCGTCTATAGGTGTAGCTGGTTGTCTTTCTATTGCCATTTAATATCCTAATAATAATTTGCAGTTCGGTTATGTTCCAAAGGCTCATCTTCTTCGTCTGAGTGCAACGGAATAAAACCACCTTGTCTGAATCTTAACAGAGCTTGCGTAGTGCTATCAACTAAATCGTCATGTTCCATATTAGGGAATCCAGCAAATTCTTCAACTACTTCTTCAGCCCATCTTGTTTGTGGAGCGTGAACAACTCCTGAAGCAAATAAATCAGATACTGCATTTACTCTTGATATCTTGTCGTTACCTCTACTCGGTGTGTACTCTTGTACAGGAATTCCTATTGCCCTCAATTCAAAGATTAAAGGTAAGCCAGCAGCTTTAGCCTCTACAATAAACGCATCTGGTTTATAGGCGTTGTATTTCTCAAAAGCCATTTTCTTTAACTCAGGAAACTCTAAACGCTCTTTATAGGCATCTAATAATATAAGGTTAGGAGCTATCATCCCATCGTCATTTTCTTTGTAGAAAACTCCCCATGTAGTACACGCAGAATAGTCAGCTCTTTGATTCTTCATAAAAGCCGTATCCCAAGACTGAATAACAAATTCACATTCAGGTGGTTCTTGGTCTTCCCATACTTTCCACCACTCTCTTTTAACAATCGCTCCTTCTTCTGAAGTGGGGTCTTGTTGGTACTGAGCCATCCATTTACTATTGGGTAACTCCGCTTTTAAAGCCTGTAATTCTTCCATCTTCCAGAATTCACCCCATAAAGGGCTTCCAGAAGGCATGATTGCAGGAAGTTCTATAACTTCCCATTGGTCTGCACCACCACGTTTAATGCTAGCATCTACCACTTGACCTGTTAAATCTTTATTGTGCCACCTTGTCATCACCATAACGATTGCACCATTAGGCTGTAAACGCTGTCTTGGACCAGATGTATACCACTCGTAGGTACGATTGAAGACATTCATGTCTGCACTAGCACCTTCTTGTTCAGAATGAGGGTCATCAATGATTAATAGATCAGCACCTTTACCTGTTACTGCACCGCCTACACCAATCGCAAAGTAATCTCCGCCTTGGTTTGTGTTCCAACGACCAGCAGCCTTACTGTCTGATTGCAAACTGACATCAGGAAACACAGCCTTGTAATCTGAACTGTTGACTAAGTTCCTGACCTTCCTACCAAAGCCAACCGCTAATTCTGCGGTGTGAGCCGTCTGGATGATCTTCTTATCTGGGTACTTACCTAGAAACCATGCAGGTAATAGGTACGAAGCGAACTCACTCTTGGTATGTCTGGGGGGCATATTGATGATTAAACGCTTCAAATCGCCATTGGCAACTCTCTCAAACGCATCAGCCATTATCTCGTGGTGCTTCCCATGGATAAAAGCAGCCCACATCTCCCTAACAAAGAACATAAAATCTTCGTGACACTTCTCCCTACTCTTGGCTTCCTCTAGTTCTTCTAATAAAGACAGTAACTCTTGTTTTTGAGTAGCAGATAAGTTCTTTACTTTACTCAGTGTATTTTTATTCATTCTTCTTTCGTTCAATTCTCCATAAAATAAAGAAAAGCAAAATCAAAGCTGGTTGTAAAATAACAAAGATAGCAATATTAGCTAATTGATAACCCATTCCTGTTACATTTCCAATAACTTGAAGAATATAAACACAGACATTAAAGAACAAGCCAATCAATTCTTGCATAGTATGTAGTATATACCTAATAAGTAGATACTTCTTATTTTAAAAACTTAATAAGTACATACAAGGTAGGCACTTATTAAGTGAATACTAGATATATGGTATGTACTAGGTATAGAAACTACAAGATTTTAACATATTGCACCCCCTTCACATAAAAAGCAACCCTAAATTTGAAAAAAATAATATGGGGGTATGGGACTCCTAGGGCTTTATATAAAACAGGGGGGGTCTATTTGGTAAACATAGCTAGCAAAATGCAATAACATAGGGGGGTACATGAAAATTAGTAATATCCTGTGCAGAACACTATGTATTATAGTCAGTCAAGTAACGTAATTATATACAGGGGTGTGGGGGGGTGTTATATCTGGTTAACTTTATCAGGAAAAAGGGTAGGGTAAGAAATCGCTTGCATTACGCTAGCATATCTATAAACTACTAAACCCCTTAGCTATCTAATAGGTTCTGTATCTTAGCTTCTATGTCCGCTTCTATGTCTATGCTCTCTCTAGCTTCCTTAGTCTCTATGACATCACTAAACAATGCCACGCTCTTACCTAGTAGCTCTAACGCTCGCACTCTAGTGCTATCGCTCTCGCTCTCGGTAGACTCTTTATACAGTCTCTCTAGAACGTAGCTCCTCGTACGTATGCTTGAGGCTACTGCATGACTCTCCTTGCGCTCTAATGCCTTCCTTATGCTTAGTACTATCTTAGGGTTAGTACTAAGTAGTCTGCTAGCTTCTACTTCTACCCACTTAGGAATACTGCCATTCTTATTAGGCGTTACGTCATAGCTATTGAAGTAGGCTTCTTTATATGTGGGGTAAGTTCCTTTAACAATTGCATCCACGAACTTACGCTGTTTAATTGTTAGGTCGTTATCCTTCCCAACTATTTTTAGACTGGTCTTCTGTTTTTCTTTCATCCAATCATTATGAGATAAATAGTCTGGTTATGTAATGCTCACAATACGCTAGCTATTATGATGTGTTTTGATATAGTTAGTTATTGAATTAAACCCATAGGAGGTTTTTATAGATTAGATCAAGATAGTGTACTGGGTCGTGATAGGGCTTAACCAGTAATGAGGGTCACAAGAATTACTCTCGTAGATAGAAGTAAAGCTACAAAACAAAATGCGTACCAACTGATATAACGAAAGAACTATAAAAGGTTTGAAACAAAGTTATTGATGCGGAAACGTTAAATTCCAGTTGCGACATCCTCCAAATGTCTTATAAGTGTGACGGCTTATAACTGATGAATAGTCAAATAATGAAACAGACTGGAGGGTCTAAATTATGAAAAATAAAATAATATTAATAACTGCTTCTATGGGAGTTATTGCTTTTGGGTTTCTTTGCTATATGCAAGGGATGTATATTTTAAC